ACTACATCCCGTGCCCCCACTGCGGGCATAGAGACTTCCTCACCTGGAGCGGTTACTCGGACTTCTTGAAGCACGACGACGGCGGCCACCACAGGATCGAGTGGCACAACCACGACCCAGCCACCGCCCACATGGTCTGCGGCGGCTGTGCCCAGGAGGTCGAGGAGAGGCACAAGACCGACATGCTGGCGCGCGGCGAGTGGCGAGCGACCGCTGAAGGTGATGGACGCACGGTCGGATTCCACATCTCCGGCTTGTACTCACCTCTCGGATGGAAGTCGTGGCGAGAGTGCGCGGAGGAGTTCATCTCCTCGAAGAACGATCGCTTCAAGCTCAAGGCCTGGGTGAACACTGTGCTCGCGGAGACGTTCGAGGAGCCTGGGGACTCGATCGAAGCCGGCGTGATCAAGAGGCGGCGCGAGACCTACAAGGCCGAGGTGCCGGACGGCGTGGGTTCGATCGTGATCGCCGTGGACACCCAGGGTGACCGTCTGGAGGCTGTGGCCAAGGGCTACGGCCAGGATGAGGAGTCCTGGCTGATCGCGTTCAGCCAGATCTTCGGCGATCCATCCAGGGCCGAGGTGTGGCGCGAGCTCGACAAGTTCATCGCTCAGGAGTTCGTCACCGAGTCGGGCAAGAAGCTCCGCGCCGACATCACCGTCGTGGACTCTGGTGGCCTCCACACCGAGTCAGTGTACAGGTACTGCGCGGCGAGAGTCAACCGCAACGTCTTCGCGATCAAGGGCGGCACGCAGGTCGGCAAGCCGATCGTGGAGAGACCGTCCCAGACCAACCGCTATCGCATCCCTCTGTTCGTCATCTGCGTGGACACGGGCAAGGACATGGTTATGTCGAGGCTCATGGTGGGCCAGCCCGGCCCTGGCTACATGCACCTCCCACACTGGCTGGATGACGAGTTCATCGAGCAGCTGACGGCCGAGAGGGCGGTCTTCAAGTACGTCAAGGGCCGCGGGTCCGTCCGCGAGTGGGAGAAGTTGAGAGATCGCAACGAAGCCTTCGATCTCGAGGTCTACGCGCTGGCCGCTCTCTACATCCGCGGGCCACTGTACGTGAAGTCACTCGGCCAGTTGGCGAAACGCATCAGCACGCGATTGACAACTGACTCCGGCCAGGCCGATCTGCCGCCCGTTATCGTCCAGGCGTCCCAGGCCATCAAGAAGCAAGGGAAAAGCTGGGTAAAGGACTTCTGAGAAGTCACCGCGGGATCTCTATTACACTAAAGAGAAAACTCGTGGCGCCGGCGCATACCAGCGGGTGCTTGAAGATCCGCGGTCATGGCACCCTCGATCCCAACAGAGTGGCCCTCCGCGATCACGGCCGGCAACACCGTCAAGGTGAGCAGGTTCTTCCCTGACTTCATCGCGCCGACCTGGGCGCTCAACGTCTTCGTCAACGGCATCAACATCCTGGGGCCGATCGCGGCTGCGCAGAGCGGCACCGGGTTCCTGGTCACGCTCACGGCCGCGCAGACGGCGAGCCTGGGTCCCGGTGGCTACACGATCGGCGAGGTGGTGACCGACGGCACCGACACTTACACCGCCGCCACCTCCAACGTCACCGTGCTGCCCAACTTCGCCACCGCGGTCGCGGGAAGCTTCCAGGCCTGGGCAGAGAAGACCCTCGTCGCGATCGAGGGCGTGATCACCGGCCGGATCACGGACGACATCGCTCAGTACCAGATCGGCAATCGCATGGTCACCAAGATCGCGATCGACGAGCTGATGAGGATCAGGTCCACGCTCAAGTCCGAGCTCCGCGCGAAGTCGGCCGGGGCTGGGACGTTCGGCGCCCAGGTGAACGTCGAGTTCGGCGGTATCTCGTGAGCGAGATCCCCGAGGAGATCGCCAGCGACGAGTGGGTGGACCTCGGCAACGACCACAGCTACCAGATCGTGCGCCTTGACGGTCCCGCTGCCGGAGCCGACGACGGCAAGATCTGCGGCGTCTGGGTGAGACACACCTGCGCGAAGCACACGGAGCCCGACGGCTCGTTCATCCCGGTACTCGGTCCCAACGCGTGGACGATGACCAGTGAGTCACCGCTGACGCTCGAGCCGTCGTTACTCCGCACCGACTGTGGCGACCACGGCTTCATCCGCGACGGCAAGTGGGTGGTCGCATGAAGCCCAACTTCTTCCACCGGCTCGGGTTCGCTGTCGACGCATTCAAGCGATCGATGCCCTTCGTCGCAGCCGAGGCTAACCGCCTTACCAAGGACTGGGGCACGTCCAGGATGGGCGCCGACGACGAGCTTCGCTGGAGCCTGGCGAAGATCCGTGATCGCGCGCGAGACCTGGAGAGAAACAACGCTCTCGTCAAGCAGTTCCTGCGCATGCTGGCGATCAACGTCGTCGGCCCCGATGGCATCAAGCTCCAGTCGCGGGTGATGAACAACTCGACCAAGCCGAATGACGCGTTCGAGGAGAAGATCGAGGACGCCTGGTCAGAATGGGCCGAGTCGCCGATGCGCGACGGCAAGATGGACCTGAACGCCGCGTCTCGCCTGATCATCAAGACGATCGCCCGAGACGGCGAGTGTTTCGTCCGCAAGCACATCGGCTTCAGCAAGAACCGCTTCGAGTTCGCGCTCGAGATCATCGATCCGGTCCTGATCGACGAGCTCTTCAACCACTCTGCCCTAGGCGGCGGCAATGAGATCCGACTCGGCGTCGAGGTAGACAGTGACGGCCGCCCGGTCGCGTACCACGGGTGGAACGTTCAGCCAGAGCTCACGCTCCCCTCACCCAGGCGCCGAGTCGTCTATCCTGGCGACGAGATCATCCATCTCTATGATCCAGATCGCGTGAACCAGACGCGAGGCGTGTCCTGGTTCACGCCTGTCCTGGTCGCCATGAGGCACCTGGGCGCGTACACCGAGGCCGAGCTGATCGCAGCCAGGACGGGCGCCAGCAAGATGGGCTTCTTCCAGCGCAAGCAGGAGCTCGGCGTCGCGCTCGAGGGCGATCCAGAGAATCCCGGCCAGTTCACCATGAACGCAGACCCTGGGACCTTCGGAGTCCTCCCTGACGGATACGAGGTCGCCAACTGGACGCCTGATCATCCGTCTACCGCGTTCAGCGAGTTCATCAAGGCGCAGATCAGGTCGATCGCCGCGGGTCTCGGTGTCTCCTACAACTCTCTCGCGAATGACCTGGAGAGCGTCAACTACTCGAGCATCCGCTCTGGCCTCCTGTCCGAGCGCGACGTGTGGCGGACGTACCAGGACTGGTGGATCTGCTCCTTCCTGAAGCCGGTGTTCAAGGAGTGGCTCAACGTCTCACTCCTGGCCGGCGCGATCAAGCTCGACAACCGCGACGTGAGGAAGTTCCTGGACGCTCGCTGGATTCCTCGCGGATGGGCGTGGGTCGATCCGCTGAAGGACACGCAGGCAGGCGTGTTGGCGGTCCAGTCGGGTCTCGCGTCGCGGTCGTCTCTCCTCGCCGAACAGGGCGAGGACTTCGAGGACGTCTTGGAGCAGTTGGCCGAAGAGGAGGACATGGCTGATGCGGCCGGTGTCTCGATCGACCCCAACATCAAGCCGTCGCTCGAACCGGTGGTCGGGAGCGAGAATCAGTCTGGCGACAGCGCGACGGCGTCTCCTGCACCGAGCAAGAAGTCCGGCGGCGGAAACCGAAACGGCCACGTGGCCCCCAGACTCAGGCCTTACGTCGTTGGGAGGGGTCGATGAAGAGGATCGAGGACGTCCGCAAGCTGCCGATCTTGTTCAGGTCGATGACTGCAGACGTCTTGGTGAAGCGAGACGCGAGTGACGCGGCCAAGCCTGCGCTCTATAGCATGAGTGTCAGCAGCGAGGCCGAGGTCACGCGGTGGTTCGGCATCGAAGTGCTGGACCACTCTCCTAATGCGATCGACATGAGCCGCATGAACAACGGTGCGGCCGTCCTGGTCGATCACTACTCCGATCAGGTCGGCGTCGTGGAGAGCGCCACCCTGGACACCCAGGCGCGGAAGCTTCGCGCCGACGTGAGGTTCTCCAAGAGCTCCAGGGGCCAGGAGGTGGAGCAGGACGTCGCAGACAACATCAGGCGCAACACGAGCCTGGGCTACCGCGTGATCTCAATGAAGCAGGTCGAGAATCGCGTGACGCCCGATGGGAACATCCCTGTCTACAGGGTGACGAGGTGGATGCCGTACGAGATCAGCATCGTCGGTGTGCCGGCGGACGCAAGTGTTGGTGTCAACAGGGCGGAAGGTGACGGGGACCAGTTCCCCGTCGAACTCGAGGAGGAGAAGATGCTGCATCGCAGCGGCTTGAAGCTCGACGGCGGCGCGGCCGGCGGCGGCGGGGGCGGTGCGGCAGCCGACCCTGCGGCGGCGGCGGCACCGGCGGCAGCGACTCGCACGATCGAGACGCGGGACAACCGCGCCGACTTCGTGGAGATCATGGAGATGTGCGAGGCGAACGGCCTCTCCAATCGGGCAACCGAGTGGATCAAGGCCGGTCACTCGCCGGACAAGGTTGCGCGCTTGATCCTGAGCGAGCGCCAGAGCCGCGGCGACAAGACCCTGCAGCCCGGGGCCGAGTCCGTCGAAGCGATGGGCGCGTCGAAGAAGGACATCAAGCGGTACTCGTTCGCGCGCGCGATCCTGGTCGCGGCGGGTGAGGAGAAGGGCGGTTTCGAGGCCGAGGTCAACACGGAACTCGAGCGTCACGTCCCCACCGGTGTCAAGCGGCACGGCGGCTTCCTGTTGCCGAACCGCCTCAGCCTGGTGGACCCGGCGCGTCGCGAGCGCGAGATGAACGGTCCGATGCTGAACCGCGCCCTGGATTCCAAGACGTTCGGTAAGGGCGTGGAGCTCGTGCCGGACATCCAGGGCGACCTGATCGAGCTCTTGCGGAACCGGGCTTATGTGATCCAGCTCGGTGCGCGCGTGCTCACGGGTCTCTCGCAGCCGGTCTCGTTCCCGCGTCAGACGGGCACGGTCACGACGTTCTGGGTGCCGGAGAACCCGGGCACGAACGTGACCGCGAGCGACCCGGCCCTCGGGCTGGCGACCTTGATCCCGAAGACGATCCAGGCGACCACCGCGTACTCGCGCCAGTTCCTGCTCACGGCGACGATCGACGCGGAGTCCTGGATCCGGGACGAGTTCGGGATCACGCACGGTCTCGCCTTCGATCGCGCCGCGATCCACGGTCTCGGCGCCAACGGCGAGCCGGTCGGCATCTACAAGCAGACCGGCACGCGCACGGTGTCCGTCGGCGGCGCGGTCACGTATGGCAAGCTGGTGGACATGCAGACCCAGGTCGCGAACCTGAACGCGCTGGACGGCACGCTGGGCTACCTGGTGTCGCCCACGTCGGCCGGCTTCATGAAGCAGACCACGGACTTCGCGGGCAGCGCCCCGGGTCGTCCGATCTGGGACGGTCCCTTCCAGGGCGGCACGATCGCCGGTTACAAGGCCTTCGCGACCAACCAGGTCTCGATCACGATGTCGACGAACGAGGCCACGGGTGGTGCGGAGCGCGGCGGTATCTTCGGCAACTGGAATGACCTGATCATCGGCCTGTTCGCGGCGATGGAGATCATCGTGGACCCGTACGCGCTCAAGAAGCAGGGCGTGATCGAGCTCACGAGCTTCCAGATGTGCGACATCCTGATCCGCCACCCCGAGTCGTTCTGCAAGACGAACGGCATGACGTCGTAGGTCGGCCGTGGTGCTCCAGGGTTTCGAAGTTCCAGGAGGTCGGACGATGAAGATCAAGGTCATCGGACCCGAGGGTTTCGGGTTCAGCGTGGGCTCGAAGAGTGTCTTCCCCGGCGAGATCGTGGAAATCGACGAGTACATGGGCAGACTCTTCATCCGCCAGGGCTCCGCGATCGAGGTGAAGGAGGAGGTGGCGGAGACGCCGCCTCCTCCTCACGAGGAGAGCGAGCAGGCGGAGGAGAAGAAGCGAGGCAAGAAGTAGCAGCGGCCCTCAACCAAGGAGAGACAGATGTCCCCTGCAACTGGTAGTGCGGCCGCGCTGTTCCAGCTGGCTGCACAGTTGGTCAACGCCCAGAGCGTCACGGGCGTCATCACGCCGGCCGGAGTCGACATCACCGACTTCGACGGCATCCTGCATGTCACCCAGAACTGCGGTGCCCAGGTCGGCGGCACGTTGGCGGGCAAGATTCAGTCCAGCCCCGACAACTCCGTGTGGACCGACGTGACCGGCGCGGCGTTCTCGACGGTCACCACGGGCAACTCAGTGCAGATCCTCGCGCTCGACACGGCGTTGTGCCAGAGGTTCATCCGCTACACCAACACGTTTGCGGGCACCAGCATCTTGGTGGCGGTCACGGCGACCGGCATCCTGAAGGTCCGGTAGCAAAGAGGGCGCAAAGGCCCCCACCATGTTCGACAGCACGCCGGACATCGACTTCATCATCAAAGATTCCGGCGTGCTCGTCGCGCGTGGGCAGCGAGACGAGGAGTCAGGCTATGGCATC